CAATCTCAAGATCGAGCATAAGGTCTCGTACTTAGAAACCGAGAAGGTGCGTCTGCGCGGCACCGCTGACGTGATCGGCGCATCAAAGGACAAAGGCGTCCTTATCATCGCCGACCTCAAGACAGGCGCTCAGTACGTCGATGAGGACAGCGATCAGCTCAAGGTGTACGCACTGGCCGCGATGCGCTCGATGAACTTGAAGCAGATCGACACGATCGAGCTTCACATCAATCAGCCGCGCACTGGCGGCGTCAGGGTCCACGTCATGAAGATCGACGCCCTCATGGCCTGGGAAAACAACGTGCTCATTCCCGCCATCACCGAGGCCATCGATCCGAACTGCCAGCCTCGGCCATCAGAGAAAGCCTGTCAGTGGTGCCCGGCAAAGCTAACCTGCCCAGCGCAGAAGGAGTCCTTCGAGATCATCGAGGCGCAGCCCAACGTCACCGCGATGACGAAGGAAGACATCAAGGCCGTGATGGTCAGGCTCTCCGATCAGCAGGTGAGCGATCTGCTGGACCGCGCGCCTGTCGTCGAGTCCTTTATCGACGCGCTACGCAAGCACGCCCTCGAGCGCATGAAGGACGGGGGCACTCTGCCTGGATGGCAGCTCGCGCCCAAGAGAGCAGCGCGCAAGTGGAAAGACGAGAAGAAGGCGAAAGTAGCACTTCTTGAGGTCGGAATCAATGAAGATCAACTCTATTCAACGGAGTTCATCTCACCCGCAGTAGTCGAAAAGCTACTGGATAAAGAGCAAAAGGCGATTCTTGAAGAGCTAACCGTAAAGGAAAGCTCGGGAATCACCATTGCACGCGACGCGTCCCTGCGTCAATAATGCCCGTTCACCGGGTCAACCTTAACCTTTGAAAGCGAAATGCGAAATGCTTAATCTCTCTTCTGCTGGCGGCTCTGGAAACTTCATCCGCTTCTCACCTCAAGCCAACGCTTGGACAAATAGCGAGGGCAACGAGGTGCAACTTAAAAAGGTCGTCTTCGACCTCGACAACGTGCAAACCGGATGGCTACTCCTCGGGGTCGGTGTGCGCGATTGGCAGCCCGATTCGGCCATAGGCCGCAAGGGCGCGCAACCTACACCCGAGCACAAGCGCGGGTTTACCGTGAAGTTCTACAACAAGGAACTCGGCACCTGCGAATGGTCGTCGAACGGCGTCGGCCCGAACATGGGGCTAGAGCAGCTCTACGTTAAGTGCATGGAGGAGCGCAAAGCCTTGCCGCTTAACGAATCCCTTCTACCTGTCTGCGAGTACAAGGGCAGCAAGATGGAGAAGATCGGCAAGGGCACGACGCGCATCCCGCAGTTCGAGGTCGTGAACTGGATCGCTCGGCCTGCGGGTATGGATGCTGGCGGTGGCGATGATTTCGTTGCTGCTTCACCGGCACCAGCGCCTGCACCCGCTAGTGCGCCTGCGGCGAAGACAGCAGCGCAGCGGGCGGTCGATGGTGACGATGACGAGATGTTCTAACATCAAGTCACGAGGAGGCCGGGGCCAGTAGGTCCCGGTTTTTTTGACTCTGAAATAAGTAAGGCTCAAATGCAAGCCGAAGAAATAGCAAAAACACTGGGCAACGCCAAGAAGGTAAACGGGCAGTGGCTGGCTTCCTGTCCCGTACCAGGGCACGGCAGAGGCAACGGGGATAAGAACCCGTCGCTCTCAATCAGCGACGGCGAGGACGGCAGACCTCTATTTCACTGTCACGGTGGATGCGATCAGCACACAGTTTTCGCCACCATGCGGGAGCTAAAGATGCTGCCAGAGCTGGAGCAACGCCCAGAACCTCTATCCCTCATCAAGCCGATGGTGGCGAGCCGCCAGCTTGAGCAGGAGTGGAACTACACAGATGAGGAAGGCGTCGTCCTCTTCATTAAGCAGCGGTACAAGACCACCGACAGCAAGGGCAAGGACTACAAGCTCATCAAGGTGGACGAAGCCGGCCGCAGGCACGCGGCAATGGGTGACGCGAGGATCGTCCCGTACAAGCTGCCAGAGCTGCTCGACGCGATCAGCAAGGGACGCTACGTCTATCTCACCGAAGGCGAGAAAGCCGCCGACGCGATCATCAGCCTAGGCTCGGTCGCTACAACGTCTCATGCCGGCAGCGGCTCATGGCCGGAGGCGATCACGCAATACTTCGCAGGCGCAAATGTCGTGATCCTGCCCGACAACGACGCGCCCGGCTGGAAGTACGCCAAGAAGGCCGCAGCCAAAATCCTTCCGATTGCAAAATCGGTCAGGGTTATAGACCTAGGCGGCGATGACCTGGGAGACGATGCCCATGAGTGGATACACCTGCAAGGCAAGACGCGGCAGGATCTCGCCGATCTGGTCAAGGGGCAAGCCCCAATCACCACAGAGCAAGAGATCAAGACGCCAGAGCGCCTGAAGGATAAGACACCAGAGGCACCTGCTACGCTATCACCAGCATCTTCATCAACGCCGGCAGAGCAACAAGCCGCGCCAGATGCGGAGCAAAAGGCGCAGCGCAGAACCCTAACGCTTGAAGCCTGGGACGACATCCGCGATGAGCCGGTCGAGTGGCTCATTGATAGGGTTATCCCTAAGCAAGGCTTCTGCGCTCTGTACGGGCCGCCGGGGAGCTTTAAGTCATTCATCGCCTTGGACATCGCGGCGGCCATAGCCAGGCACGCGGAATGGTTCGGCCAAGCCGCGCGCCCGAGCGATAACGGTGCGGTCATCTACATCGCGGGCGAGGGGCACGGCGGGATCGGGGCCAGGATCAAAGCCTGCCGCATTCACCACCAGATCGAGGCCGGAATCCCGATCTACTTCCTGCGCCACCAGGTCAACCTCAGGTCAAGCATGGAGGACATCAGTAGCCTTATGTACGCTATGAATGAGCTGGTGACGGCCATCAATTGCAAGGTCGATCTCATCGTCATCGACACGCTTGCCAGAGCCTTCGGCGGCGGCAACGAGAACAGCAGCGAGGACATGGGTGCCTTTATCACGTCCTGCGGGCAGCTACAGGAGCACTTTAAGGCCGCGCTGCTGGTAATCCACCACAGCGGTAAGGACGTGGCAAAGGGGCTCAGAGGACACTCCAGCCTGCTCGGCGCAGTCGATACGGAGCTTGAGCTAATCAGATTCGACGATCAAGCCAAGGGCGTCCTGACCGTCAGCAAGCAAAAGGACGGCGAGGACGGGCTTAGATTCGGGTTTGAGATGGTCGAAATCGACATCGAAGACGATGGCAAACCAACATTAAGCCTTGACGAAACACGCAAGTCTCTGGCGGTCCAGCCGAGCGACGAAGCCCTGCAATCTCGGATGTCAGAGGCGAAAAAGGAAGCCCTAAACCGCCAAGGTAAGGGCAGAAATCAAGCCATTGCGGTGGACGCGCTGATCGAGGCAATTAATACTAAAGGTACACATTGGAAGGTTTCGATAGGGACCAGAAAGTGCGTCAAACTGGACCAGTGGAAGGCTATTTTTGCTCAAAAAATGGGCACTGATGAGGAAGGCGACGAAGCGTTTAGGTCGGCTTGGAGACGGGTCAGAGGTGACAAAGGTAGGCCTTTAAACGTCAGAATTGAGAACGATTGGGCTTGGATAGAGGAGCCCGTCAAGGTCGATGAGCAGGCGTTTTGAGGGTCAAAAATGGGGTGGTCAAATCGTGGTCAAATCGTGGTCGAATCGTGACGATTTGACCGCAGGCAAAGTCCGGTCGAATCGTCAAAAGGGTATACCTTTGACGATTTGACCGCCCGCGATTTGACCGGGGAAGGGTTGAGCGGTCAAATGGTCACGATTTGACCGGGAAAGGAATCAGAGGATGGTAAGGGCGAGACAAAAAAAGCGTGGAGAGTTGCCAGCAGTTCAGAAGCTGGCGTTCCCTGAGTCGGAGTGGTCCAGGTTCATGAAGGCTCGGCTTGTCGAGATCGATCAGGCGCAGTCCGAGCATGAGGGGAAATGGGGTATCGGGAGAGTGATTACTTTAGTTCCTAGTGAGTTTAGGGAGCGTTTTTACGCGCAGAGCGAGAGAGTCTGGGCTGCACAAAGCAGTCAGGATGAGGGAAAGCTCAAGGCGGCCTGCGATGGAATGATTCGAGCCTTCAAGGCTATGGATGCTTGGGCGACGTCCGAAGGACTTGAGCCAATCAGCCAGGTCAAGGCAGTCGAAGGGCAAACCGAACTCGGGATGATGGTCGTCGTCCAAGACGAGGAAGATGCGGTCCAGTACCAAGCCTTGCGACCAGACGTCAAACAGGTCTGGACAATCGCCGAGCTGAGCAAGCTGGTCGCTGCCGGAATCGGAGAGGACCTCTGGCGGCTCAAGCAAGAGCTTTTGGTGCGCGGATTCGTCGCTGCGGTGCAGCAGGCAACGGGAAGCGAGCAAAGGCCGCAGGCGAAGCCGGTGGCGGCGGGGGGAGCATCAGGGTTCGAGGACATGGAGAACGATCTGGACATTGATAAGCCGGTCGATTTCCCTAAAATGTTCCAAGCGCCGCCGGAAGGTGCGAAGAAATGACGATGGAAGGCTTTAAAACGCGATTTGAGGCGTTTTCATCGTTGTGGCTAGGCAATGTGCCTGCAATGCTTAAAAACGATTGGAGAGGCTTTTAATGGCTGGTACGCCGAAATTCCATTCCGATATGCGGATGCTGGAGAAGCTGCCTGAGGACATGATCTGGTCGATGATCGAGGCCGGGAAAACTTACACGCAGATCTGCCTGGAGATGGGAATCAGCCGCAAGGCGCTCGAACGCTGGATTGACAACAACGATCCTGATGGAGATAAAATCGCGCGTGCACGCGCTCGAGCGGCTGACGAACTCGTCACAGAGACTCTCAGCATCGCCGACACGAGCGATCCTGAGCATTCTGCTCACACTCGCGTCCGCATCCAGGCGCGCCAGTGGGTCGCGGAACGCTGGAACCGCAAGGCTTACGGCACGCAAAGCGGCCCGCAAATCACGGTCAACATCCAAGATATGCGTCTCGCGGCACTGCGCCACGTCGAGGTCATCGAGGACTTATCCACAGACGTCGTGCCGAAGTTATCCACAAACGGCTGATTTCGCGCCCGCGCTGCCTAGTAATTAAGCAAAACGGGGTGTCGGAGCGCGTATCGACTTAACATAATGGATATCGTGCGAAGTGGTTTCTGTAAGCTGCGCGTAAGTAATGAATGAAATCAAGCACTTAGCCGCGCAGTCCACAGCATCGTCGCATCGCCGACTTGTCCACAGCCAGGCGCTCTCCGCCGCCGCTGGCCGCGTGGCCGGTCGGCCTCGCCGGCGCGGGGCGGCGCGGACCCCCCCCGGTCTGCGCGGCGGCGGGGGCGACGGTGGCGGAGCCAAACGCCTACCGAAACCACGAAACCCGAATTCCTGCCCCATAATCTCGCTACCACCCCCCCACTACCCCCATCGCGGAAAAAGTGTCAGCCGAAAAAAAATTTGAACTGCATCACGGTGACTGTCTTGATGAGCTGCGCAAGATGCCGTCATGCAGCGTTGATTCAATCGTGACGGACCCGCCGTATGGTTTGTCGTTTATGGGCAAGAAATGGGACTATGACGTTCCGGCCACGGATGTTTGGGCCGAATGCCTGCGCGTCCTGAAACCGGGTGGGCACCTGCTGGCGTTCGCCGGCACACGAACGCAGCACCGCATGGCCGTCCGCATCGAGGACGCAGGCTTCGAGATACGCGACATGATCGCGTGGGTTTATGGTTCTGGATTCCCAAAATCTCATAACCTTAGCGGCAATTGGCAAGGCTGGGGCACCGCCCTAAAACCCGCGCTGGAGCCGATCACCGTGGCGCGCAAGCCGCTGATAGGCACCGTGGCGTCCAATGTGCTGGAGCATGACACGGGGGCGATCAATGTGGATGGGTGCAGGGTTCCGGGCTGGAAGCCACAAGTAACACAAGGCATCAATAGCAATGCCAGCAACTTTAATGTAACAAAGGAACGGCGCACCAGCGGCGACAGCAACGAAGGCCGCTGGCCCGCCAACCTGATTCACGACGGCAGCGAGGAGGTGGCGGCAATGTTCCCGAAATCGGATTCGGGAACATCAGAAAGCGCAGCCAGGTTTTTCTATTGTGCCAAGGCCAGCAAGCGCGATCGCGACGACGGCAACATCCATCCCACCGTCAAACCCACCGACCTGATGCGCTACCTGTGCCGCTTGGTGACACCGCCCGGTGGCGTGGTGCTTGACCCGTTCATGGGCAGCGGCAGCACCGGCAAGGCCGCAATGCTAGAAGGTTTTCGGTTTATTGGTATTGAGCGCGATGCGCAATACCTTGAGATTGCAAAAGCGAGGATTAACCATGCTTGCGTCTGCGTTTCGCAAGTTGATCCTGTTGATGTTATGTTGGAGCTGGATTTGTTCACATGAAAAATTCCGAACTAACGGCGCAAAATAATCCTTTCGTCGAGTTCACGAAGCGCTACCACAGCAACCCGGTGCTATTTGTCCGCGAGGTGCTTGCCACCACCCCGGACCAATGGCAGATTGAGTTTCTCAATCACATCGCGGCCGGCAATAGGCGCATCAGCGTGAGATCGGGCCACGGCGTCGGCAAGAGTACCGCCGCCGCGTGGGCAATGATCTGGTATCTGTTCCTGCGCTTCCCGGTGAAGATTGTCGTTACGGCCCCGACGTCGAGTCAG